AATTCCATTAATACCATAAATTGGCACTGTCTCAAAAGAACTGATTGAAACATAACCTTGTCGTAATTCTTGTTGTGTAAACTTATGATCATATCCGATCATACTCTGATCACTTTCTGTAAGAGACTGTTTGGCTTTTAAAGACAATGGAACATGCAATTTGATACTATTCTCAATGATTTTCAATAATCCGATTCCATCATTAATAATATTCGCACTCACTGGATTTTCTGTTCCAGTTCTAGCCTCAGGATAATCAATGGCTGATGGTTTTCTTGGTGAGTTTCTTATTTTACTTGCATCTCTAACGTCACCAAATCCGCGACCATCTGGAGGATTTTGTTTATTAATTCCAGGAAGAACACCTAGAATGGCTGGTGATTGAGCGAATGATCCATCAAGGAAAAACCCAACAACATACTCGCCTTCTTTTGGTGCAGAGAATGATTCGTTGTTATTGACAGAATATACTGGAATTGCCCATGGTAAATCTTCTGTTGGGATTGCAACAGTATCATCTGTGTGTATTCCAAAGATACGAACACGACATCTTCCAATCTTTTCTGGATCATTGCGATCTTCAACGACGCCAATCCACCATTGAAATCCGTCTTGTCCAATAAAATTCTTTCTTAATTTCATGAGTTAATTACCAAATTCCACGCAGAATTAAATTGTGGGTTAAATCCTATATTGACATTCACTGAGTCTTTGCAAAGCTCTGCATGACAATAGTAATAATTTTCAATAAGTTGATGACGTATTCCAGTGATTAGATATCTTCCTGACATCATATTGTCTTCTTTGATATTATTTGGATCTGTTTGTGCATCATTTTTAGGCAAACTGACATTCACAATATCGCCGACTGACAACGAACTATCCCCTGGCAGATCAACATGCAATCTTGTGTTATTTAAGAGAGCTATTCGAGCAGCACGCGAAAGTAACCATTTACTTGTGAGCATGTCTTGAAATTTAGGAAACATGCGAACATAACCAGAAGCCTGATTTAAAGAATTGCCCATTCTATTTTTTGCGTAACTATACGGCAAATATTCATTCAACAGTTTAAGAGATGACTGATTCACACCAAACTGTTCGTATTCAGTCGTTCGATTCATAATATCAAGTTTCAATAGTTCAGATGCGTATGCTCCATTATTCATGCTATCCAAAACATCAAATACTTGTTTAAATTCCATCTCATCTAATTTATCATGTCTTGATCCGATAGATTCTAAGAAGTTTTGATTTTTTGGCGAGTAGTAAATTGTTTTCTTTGCTGGTCTGGAATATAAACTGCTCAACGAAACAAAATTAAAGCCATTGATATTCTCATAAAACATGTATCCAGGAGATAGATCTTTTGGATTTATTGCAAATGATGCAATCCAATTGATAGCCTCGAATGGTCTTAAATTTGGAACAATTAGAGGACTTTTTTCTGGATTAATTAGTAGGCTTGATTGCTCGATGTTATCATCGGTTAGTTTTTCTGGAGAAATCTTTAAAAAATTTCTAGAAATAATTTTAATAATATCTGAAAGTCTACTCTCCTTAAATGATTTGGAGATGTAGTATTGTTGATTCAACATGAATTCTTCAGAGCAGAAATGCAATTTAAAAGTTGCATTTGATGTTCCACGCAAAGTATAATCACTTATCTTGTAGATTCTAAAAACTTTTTGATACCTTTGCATTCCAGGTGTGCTAAATGCGACAGAAATAAATTCGTTTCCGTGCATCTTCAATCTGTTTAGCAAATCATTTGAGTCAACAAGAGTCGCATCACCACTGATGACATTGTTGAACAGATCCTCGTATAAATTTATTTCTTGAAAAACGAAATCGACGTCAATGTTAACCCCAAGACAATTGATTAACTTTAATTCTGTTAAAGAAAAATCATACTCAGAGTACAGACCATCACCAGCTGATCTTCCGCTCGAATTAACATCTTTCATATTATTTTGCCAGCATTAATGAACTAAATTGATTCTCAATAGCACCGATTATTGAAGACTGTGGCACTATAATTTTTCTTCGCTCTTCGTTTAATTCAACCTCATAATCATAATATGATACAGGAGAAACTGTTGTTGCAATTGTCATTTGAGCATTTCCGCCAGTCACTGAACTTACAACATTAAATGTATTCGAATAAGAAGTATTTGTGTTAAGAGCAATTACAGTATTTGTTGAGTAATTAAATCCATTTGCTGTGATTCTATACTTTTTGACTTCAGAAAATGTTGGATCATCTGAGTTTGTTTTTGTCTCTGTTACTTCATAATGACTTACAGTGTTAACAGCCCACTGGTATCCATCTAAGTTGTTTGTGATTGCAATAACAGTATGTGTTTGCGCCGCCGAGTTAGCAGTTACACCTTTAATGGTACTGCCATTTGCAAACATCTGAGAAGGAAATTTTAATTTTAAAACTTTATTTGTTGAATCATAGGCGACAATTGTTGCATCTGCTGTTGATTTATCGTAAGTAGATGCCCCCTGATAGACAATCTCACCTGCAGTATAATAGGTTCCTGGAGTTGCATACGACTCCGCAGTGCTCAAACTTACATTAATTGATCCATACTTTTGTTTGATATATTTTTCAAAGTCATATGGACCTAGTGGCCAATCAAATTGAGGATCAATGATTTGATTAACAAGAAACAGAATCCAATGTTTCTCAGGATTTCCATAAACTCTGTTCGCAATTTGCTCTGCTGTTTCCTCACCCTTTACTTCATATTTAAAAAATAAACTTTGATTTGACAGAATAGAGTCGATAAATTTAACTCTAGCGAGCATATCTGGAACAATTTTTGCATTTGTTCCTTCTTTATTGATAGAGTATAATACTCTTGGAAATTTTGAGAAATAAGACATTAGTAACCGTTCTTAATATCGTTTTTAGTGAGAACGACGCTTTCTATAAATTCAAGATCAAGACTTATAGAAACTGGAGTGCCGTCTTGGTGTGTTGCAAAGGTATCTAACTGCGCTGCATAGTTTGTGTTGATCGAGGCTATCATGCATGTCGTAACTCTAGGCATCGCCAAATTTTCTACAAATTTTCCTGTGCTATCTCTACGAAGGAACTGAATTTCGAAATGATTTGGTGGAACCAAATATCGAGTTCCGCTACCTTCTGCAGCTGTGCCCTGTCCACCAGCATTCTCAGAGTGTGAATGGAATCTGAAGGTCTTAATGATTTTCTTAACTTCTTCTGCTTCTTTTAAATTTCTTGGAGCAAATCTAAATTGGAACAAGAAGGATCTTGGTTGCGTTCCACCGTATGTCATTTCAAGCATCGGATTTAATGCATAACCGAGTCCTGATAGAATCGCTTCAGTTGATCGTGTCCCAAATATTCCTGCTCTTCCAGCCAGCTCTGCAAATACTTCTGTTCTTCCTAAAGCAGATCCAAGTCCACCTAGAGCAGCAGGAAATCCTGCGGAATATAATCCTGCTCTACCTGAAGCCTGATTAATAGAAATTGATTGATAATCATGTTTGTCCTGATTGATTACTGTATCAGGCATATACAAAGTGATTGAACTGTCTAATTCAACTGTTCTTTGTCCATAGGAAATGTCACGACCACCAGTAAAAAATTCGATTCCATTTGCTCCAATTCCAATCAAATCTTCTGTAACTGTACCGATATTAAATTTAGAAGATTGAATTAGTGAACTTCTAAACAAAAAAGAAGTATTAAACGCACCTTGAGTTACAGGAAACTTTCTTGGTCTTGCAGGATCAAATTGATCTGGCGGATTTTTAAAAGATGGTGTTTCATTTGGATCATCTAGGAACGATCTGCGCTGTGCATATGCAACGAAACGAACTGCATTCTTAAAACCACCACTCGGATCAGTCATATTAAGTGGATATCTTAAATGCTTTGGTTCAGATTTTGATCTAGATCTTCCAATTACATCGATGCCTTCTAAAAGTTCTGCATCTCGCGGAGCAGAACCAGGAGTTCTTCCAATGACATTAATATCCGTCAAGACTTCATCGCCTCTTCGATCGACTCCAGGTCGTCGACCTATGACGTCGATGTTCTCTAATACTTCGGTCATTGAGATTTCCTATAAATAATTGATGGCATACAGCGGCAAATACAGTCCGAAAAACATCAGTAAATATTTAGGTGACCATACGAACATTTGGTATCGATCGTTATGGGAACGCCGAGTCATGGTGCATCTGGATGAAAATCCAAGTGTAATCGGATGGTCGAACGAAGAGATCGTTATTCCTTATTTATCCCCAGTAGATGGAAGATGGCATCGGTACTTTCCAGACTTTTTCGTGAAAGTTAAGAATAGAAATGGTCTAGAAGAAAGTATGATTCTAGAAGTTAAGCCAAAGAGTCAAGCATCTCCCCCTAAACCAAAGAGTCGTATCACAAAGCAATATATCCAAGAAGTTGCAACTTGGGGTGTGAACGAAGCAAAGTGGAAGGCAGCAAACGAATACTGTATGGATAGAAAATGGAGATTTAGTCTAATCACAGAGGATGAATTAGGAATCTGATGGGAGCACTACTCGAAAAAATTGAAAAGGGAATGGCAAAGAAAGGGATCAAGCCAAGAACTGAAGAAGCCAAAAAGTTCATACAAGGCATGGTAGCCAAAGCCTCAATTCCATCCAATAGATCTAATATTCTGAACGATGCAAAGCGAGTTACTGCATTCGCTGCAGTTGGAAGAATGTTCTTCTTTCGATATGATCCACTCACAAAAGAAAGACTCTCGCAATGGGATGAATTTCCTCTAGTTCTTCCAATGGTTGTAGATGGTGATGGGTTCGCTGGCATCAATCTACACTTTCTAGGTCCAGGAGAAAGAATGAGTATTCTGGATGGATTGTCGATGTTCTTAAACAACGATAAATATGACGATTCTACAAGATTTTTATTGTCCTATGATCTCCTATCCAACATGAGCCAATTCTCTGGTGCTGTTCGAAGTTGCTATAGAAGATATCTTTATGATCAACTAGTTTCACCACTGATATATGTAGAACCAAACTTCTGGGAGACTGCAGTATTTCTTCCAGTTGAACGAATGAGGAGTTTTGGTTAATGGCGCTCAATCCAAGAAAAACACTAAACATCAACAACTTTCTCTCAGAGGTTCGAAAGAGCGGATTTTCACGACTCAATAAGATTGCCATTGTAATCAAGCCACCAACAGAACTAGTCAACATTCTGAATTATAAAAATAAAGATAATTATCTCACATACTATGCTGAGTCTGTTTTGATTCCAGGGTATGAGATACTCACAAACGATCTTTACTTGGGTGGACCAAAAATGAACATCCCAGTTCGTTCTGAGTATAAAGATGTCTCAACCACATTCTTAGTTGATGATGATATGCGTCAAAAAACCTTCTTTGATGCTTGGTTGAATTATATCAATCCAAAAGAAAATAAATTCGACTTTAGATACAGAGATGATTACATCGGAGAAATTGATGTGTATCAAATCTCCGAAGATGGAAATAGGATTTCATATGGAGTGAGATTATATGAAGTATTTCCGATTGCTGTGAGTGAAGTAAAGGGATCATGGGCTGAGCAAGAAGCAGTAAGAATAGATGTCAACTTCTCATATCGTTACTGGAGAAGTTTCAATGCAGACCGATACGAACGAAATGATAACGAGGCACCAGAAGTCCTTGAAGATATTGAGGTCGTTGGAAGAGCAGCAGACAGAGAAGTTCTTACTGGTATCGATGTTGTTGGAAGAACTGGTGATGGAAATGAGGTTTTGACAGATATTGATGTCAGAGGAACAACAAGTGACAGAGAAGTCTTGACGAGCATTGATGTGGTGGGTCGAGGAAGAAGAAACGTCGACCCACGATAACTATGGAGTGATTTATGGCTATACCAAAAATTGATTTACCAACATTTAAACTTAAACTAGAATCTCTAGGCAAAGACATAACCTTTCGCCCTTTTGTTGTCAAAGAAGAAAAAATTCTTTTGATGGCTTTAGAGTCCAGAGATTATGAGACAAGTCTTGACGCAATTAAACAAATTGTCAACAATTGTGTTGTTGATCAGATAGATGTTGAGTCTTTACCATTATATGAGATTGAATATTTGTTCTTGAATCTACGAGCAAGATCAATTGGAGAAATTGTTTCATTAGAATACGTTTGTGAAAATATTGTGGATAAGAATAAGAAGTGTAAAGGAAAGATGCAGCTTGATATTGACTTACTTAAAGTTGCATATGAACATAAACCCTCAAACAGTTTGGTTCCGTTAACAAGCAATGTTGGAATTAAATTGAGATATCCGACAATAGAAATCTCTAAAGTATTAGTTGAGAAACTCAACACAAAAGATGCTCCAACAGAAATTATCAAGCAATGCACTGAGTATCTTTACGATGAGAATCAGGTATATAATATTAATGAGATGCAACAAGGCGAGTTTGATGAATTCATAAACAATTTAACCACTGAGCAATTCAAGAAAATTAAAAACTTTTTCTTAGAGATGCCAATGTTAAGATATAAGAATGAATTAGTTTGTGGTAAGTGTGGTAGAAACCATACCATCAAACTGGAGGGTCTCCTCGATTTTTTCGTATAAGCCTTCGTAATGAGAGTTTGAAAACATATTATATGACTAATTTTGCATTAATGCAGCATCATGGATATAGTTTAAGTGAACTCGAAAATATGCTCCCGTGGGAAAGAGCGACATATGTTGCATTAGTGGCGCAACATGTGAAAGAAGAAAATGATAAGATAAGAGAACGACAATTACAGAGAAAGAATAAATGATTGATCGATCAGAATTTATGTCTCCTTTTGCAAAAAAAGGTGATCAGTTAAAAAACGGATTTGCCAAACGATTTGGTGGTGGAACGTTTGCATCAGCTGATCTAGTTGACATGTTTAAACCTGATGCATCTCAAATGATGAAAGATGCGGTTGGTACAGATACGAAGATGATCAACGATATGATTTCATCTGCAATCGACGAAAGGTTGGGTGAGATGCCAGAAAAGGCTGAAGAACCAACATATTCAAAACAAGACATTCAATTTGACCCGAGTCAAATGCCTCAATCGTTCTCTAATTTAGAGGAAATTCAAGAGGCAATGAGAAAAACCTTTAATTCTGGTGCACAAGATCCAGCAATGCAAAATGCTGCAGCTGCATTGTCAACAACAGACACTGGAATATTAGCTGGATTGGAAGGTATTGCACAGGAAGAACCAGTTCTAGAACAAACACAAGTTGAACCATTTGTTCAACCAATCATAGATTCATTAGTAGAGCAAGATTTTGTTCAAACACCGACTGATGACACAGAGCAACCTACGCCATCATACATTAACGATAAATTCAATGAAACGTTAGATAACATATATGATGAGATTGAAGAAATAAAAGTCATTGGTAAGACACAAGATGATACTCTTGATGACATCTATGATGAGATTGAGGATATTACTGTAATTGGAAAAACCCAAGACGAAAATATCGATGACCTTTCTGAAGAAATTGAAAGCATTGATGTTGAGGGATTGACTGATGAAGAAGATATAGAAGATATTTTAGTGAATGGAAAACGAGAAGAAGAATCTTACTGCAAGAAAGTTTCTCAAGATGTTAAAGAATTAAAAGAAGAAACTTTAGATGAAAAAGAAAGTGATAATCCATGGGAAAGATTTAAACGATTATATGCTGACTTTTATGGTGGGGATAGCGCAGGAGAAATTTTAAAA